AAATGTTAGACTCGAAATGGAATCGTCAAACTCCAAATCGCTGTAAAAAATTATCGGATCAAATGAAATCATGCGCATAGAAAATTTTTTTACTTATTATAAAAATCAATTATTAAATAGACAAACAGCAGTAGAACAAGCTATATTGCAAGGCGTTTCAGATTGGAACGAATATAGGTATTTAACAGGTAAGTTACATGCCTTACAACAAGAAGTACAGGAACTCACGGACCTGCTAAAAAAACAGGAGCTAGACGATGACTAAACCAAAACTAATAGTCCCAAAACATGTTTGGGATGGCAAACAAGCAGAACAAAAAAAACAAGAGCTAGAAAAGATTCCTGAACCAACAGGCTTTAGAATTGTTCTATTTCCTTTACGATTGCAAGGTAAAACAAAAGGAGGAGTTCTTCTTACTGATGACACAATTCAAGAGTCACAAATAACAACAAATATATGTAAAGTTTTAAAAGTAGGCCCTAGTGCTTACAAAGATAAAGAAAGGTTTCCTGATGGTCCTTGGTGCAAGAAGGATGATTGGGTTTTAATTACTAGATATGCGGGATCTAGAATTAAAATAGATGGGGGCGAATTAAGGATTATTAATGACGATGAAGTTCTGGCAGTTGTTGATGATCCAAGAGATATACTGCCAGCTAATATTTTATAAACATGGAGAACTCTATGCAAAACGCAAGTGAAAAAATGGTTCCAATAGACACATCAGGTGATCCCGTTGAAGTGGAACTTAATGAAGATAAAAAAGAAGAGGGTGTTGAAGTTCAACAAGAAGAGCAAGAAACCAATAACCTTGTTGAAGAAACAGTAAAGCAAGAAGAGCCTAAAGAACTTTCACGTGAAAAGATTGAACCAGAAGTTCCTACCGATCCTTATGAAACAGGAGATCTTGATAACTATAGTAAGGGAGTAAAGAAAAGAATTAACAATCTCGTAGGAAGAATGCGAGAAATGGAAAGACTTTATGAAACTACTCAAAAAGAAAATGAAGAGCTTAAAAAGAAATATAGTAGTGTGGGTAGAGGTTATGTATCAGAATTTGAAGGTAGAGTTACATCTTCAGTAGAAGCTGCTAAATCCAAACTTAAAAAAGCTATAGAAGATAATGACACGGAAGGACAAGTAGCTGCGCAAGAACAATTGGCGCAAGCAAAAGCAGACTCTGTGCGTTTAACTAATTTAAAAGCTAATCAAAAAAGAGATGAAGAAGCTCAAAAAGCTTTTCAACAACAAGCGCAAATGCCTCAACAAGAGCAACCTTATCAACCTGTCGATTATAAAGCAGAAGATTGGGCAGCAAAAAACACTTGGTTTGGATCAGATAAAGCTATGACTGCTACTGCAATGTCTTATCATGATGAATTACTGCAAGAAGGGTTTGACCCAACAAGCGATGAGTATTATAATGAAATTAATTCTTATATAAGAAGCGAGTTTCCTCATAAGTTTAAAAAAGCTGAAGAGGAGAAACAACCCGAAACGAAACAGCCCGTTCAGACTGTTGCGTCGGCCGTACGAAAAACTAAATCTGGACGCCGAGTCGTGAAGCTCACACCTTCACAAGTTGCAATAGCTAAAAGACTTAATGTGCCACTAGAAGAATACGCAAAACACGTGAAGGAGGCGTAAATGACTGAAACTAAAATAAACAAAACCTCACGCAAATTGGAAACCCGTGAAAAGGATACTCGAAAGAGGGGATGGGTTCCCCCTTCGAATCTTGAAGCACCTGAACCACCTGAAGGTTATCACCATCGGTGGGTAAGAGCTGAATATCGTGGTATGCAAGATGAAAAAAACATCATCGGTAGACTACGAAGCGGATATGAATTTGTAAAATCAGATGAATATCCCGATAGAATGGATTTACCATCTATCGCTGACGGCAAATATAAAGGTGTAATAGGGATAGGTGGATTATTACTAATGCGTTGTCCTGTTGAAGTTAAAGAAGACAGAAATTCTTATTTCAGAAACTTAACGGATTCAAAGACACAGGCAGTAGAAAATGATCTCCATAAAGAAGAGCATCCAGCTATGCCAATCCATCAGGAAAGGCAAAGCAGAGTAACATTTGGAGGCAATAAGAAATCTTAATGAGTAAGATCATTTATGTCTCTGAAAAATTTAGGAGACTACTATGGCTAACATAGATCAAGCTTTCGGTTTAAGACCGATAGCTAAAGTTGGTTCTGCCCCTGGTGGAACAACTGGTACGACTAAATACTCTATTACAAGTGGCGCAAGCGCAATATTTACAGGAGACCCCGTTAAGCCAAAGGCTGACGGATCAATTGAGGTAGCAACGGCTGGCGACCCTATTAGAGGTATTTTTTTAGGATGTTTCTACACAGATCCATCCACAGGCAAACCTAGATATAACAACACTTTCCCCGACGGTACGGTGGCAAGTGATGCTATAGCTTTTGTTGCTGATGATCCTGACCAATTATATATTGCTCAGCAAGATTCAGTTGGAAGCAATCTAGTAGCAGCTGACTTAAACCAAAACTGTGATCTAGTTTTTGGTGCTGGTTCTACCACTTCGGGTATTTCTGGTGTAGAAATTGATTCAAGTTCTAAAAATACTACTGCAGCACTTCAGGTGAAGTTGATTGATTTTTATGACACACCGAGTAATGACGCTACGGCTAATAACTCTGTTCTTGTTATAAAACTTAACAACTCTGATATGAACGGTGGTACTGGAACTGCAGGCGTATAGGAGTAGATTATGGCGATTAATAGAGCGCAACTCGCGAAAGAGCTAGAACCTGGCCTTAACGCCTTGTTCGGTATGGAGTATTCTCGTTATGAAAACGAGCATGCTGAGATTTTTGACCAAGAAACAAGTGACAGAGCTTTTGAAGAAGAAGTAATGTTAGTTGGCTTCGGTGAAGCTGCAGTCAAGCAGGAAGGTTCTGCTGTACAATTTGATACAGCTCAAGAATCTTTCACTGCTAGATATTCTCATGAAACTGTTGCATTAGCATTCAGTTTGACTGAGGAAGCAGTCGAAGACAACTTGTACGATACTTTATCGGCTCGTTACACAAAATCTTTGGCACGTTCAATGGCATACACAAAGCAACAAAAAGCAGCGAACATTTTAAATAATGCATTCACAACTGCTGGTGGTGATGGTGTTTCATTAGTAAACACAGCACACCCAACTGCTTTAGGTGGCACATTCTCAAACAGAAGTGCAACTGATGCTGACTTGAACGAAACCTCATTAGAGCAAGCAATGATTGATATTGCAGGCTTTATCGACGAAAGAGGGCTAAAAGTTGCAATGCAAGGTAGAAAATTAATTCTTCCTGTAAACATTCAATTTGTAGCTGATAGAATTTTAAATTCTACTCTAAGAGTTGGTACTGCTGACAATGACATTAATGCAATGAGAAACATGGGTATGCTACCTGATGGATACGTGGTTAACCACTACCTATCAGACACTGATGCATACTTCATTAAAACTGATGCTCCTAATGGATTTAAACACTTCGTAAGAGCTGCCCTTGCTACTGGCATGGAAGGTGATTTCGATACAGGAAACATGAGATATAAAGCACGTGAAAGATACAGCTTTGGTTTCTCAGATCCTAGATGTGTATACGGATCTCAAGGTTCATAAGAATTAACTAAATCTTTCTTAGGTGAAGAAGGCGCTTGTAAGAGCGCCTTTTTTATTTTATAACTTATGTACCTAGATTAATTAAGTTGTGTAGACTGACTAGGCAGACGGTATAGAGACTACATGACGAGGGCTATACACCATAGGAGGTTATTATGGCACAAACGACTTTTCAAGGGCCAGTTAAATCAATTAACGGTTTCATAGGAGCAGGTGTTGGAAACGTAGTAAGCTTAACAGCGGATACAACTCTAACAGTTGCAGACCACGCAGGTCGAATTTTAACGTGTAATGATGCAGACGGCAAATTTACTTTACCAACGATTGACGCTACAGCTGATGCTAACGGCACAGGACCAGGCAACGATCCAAACAACACTAACAACGTAGGCGCTACTTTTACTTTTATTGTAGAAACAGCAGCTACTGATATGGACGTGTTAACTGATGGTACCGATAAATTTGTTGGTGGTGCTTACATTGGTATTGATGATTCAGCAGCAGGTAAAACTTTTATCTCTGGTGCAACTAACGATGTTATTACACTAAACGGAACAACAAAAGGTGGACTTGCAGGTAGTATTATTAAATGTACTGCAATGGCTGATAATAAATATCATGTCGAAGCACAGTTATTAGGTTCAGGAACTCTAGTAACTCCATTTGCGGATGCGTAATGTTCGGTCTTAAAAATAAAGAACTAACTTCGAGCGGACAAGTTACGACTAAAGTCTCTGCGGGCACTAACACTCTTAGTGCCCCCGCTAGAGTTCTACAGTTAAGCATTAGATGCGGTGCAACTTTAGGAAGAGTGGATCTAAGAGATAACGGTTCAGGTGGAACTGTTAAATACACAGTTCCTACTCCTGCAATCGGCGCTGGTGAAGATGAAGTAATGACGATTAGTTTTCCAGATTTAGGTATTAAATTTGATACAGATCTTTACGTTTTCTTTAACCAAGCAACGCACGTAGAAGTTTTGTACGCATAAGATGGCTAGGCTTGTCACATCAATTTCTAAATTAGGATCCTCTGAGCCATTTGAACTTCAGGTGGCTCAGGGACAAATCGCTTATCACAAACATATTTACAAGTTTGGACAAAATTCAGTCGTTGGAAATAGTGTAGAAACTATCTGGCAACAAGGTGGTTTATATTCTTATCCACCAAGTGCAACTACAATGACGGTATCTAGTTCTAATACAAATGATACATCAGCAGGAACAGGTGCAAGAACAGTTTTAATTTCTGGATTGGACGGAGATTATAATGAAATATCTGAAACTATAACACTAAATGGTCAAACAGCTGTTACTACTACTAATTCATTTTTACGAGTAAACAGAGCAATAGTTTTAACCGCAGGAAGTGGCGGGGCAAACGCAGGAACTATTTATGTAGGAACAGGAACAGTGACTACAGGTGTACCTGCCAATGTTTATACAACAATTAATGGAGATGGCACAAACCAAAGTCTTCAAGCATTTTGGACAGTACCCGCAAACTATAACGCTTATATTCATCAAACAAATATCTCAACAGGAAATAGTTCAAATACTCCCGCTGTTTTAAAAACTTTGTTAGTGGCAAGACCACATGGTGGAGTATTTAACACAAAAGAAGTAATTGTATTAACAGATGGCAATCATCTACAGAACTATAGTTTTCCCATTACATTAACAGAAAAAACAGATATTGAATTTAGAGCAGAGTCAAGTTCAGGATCTGTAAGCTTTAATGTGTCTGCGTCTATGAATATTTTATATGTTAGAATGGGAAGCAGTTTATAATGGCTGATAAGCAACCACGTAGAAATAAAAAGAATTTCCGCCCTACTGAAAAGGGGGCGGGAATGACTAAAGCTGGGGTAAAGAAATATAGAGCAATGAACCCTGGTTCTAAATTAAAAACAGCAGTTACAGGTAAAGTTAAAAAAGGATCTAAAGCTGCTAAAAGAAGAAAATCATATTGTGCAAGAAGTGCAGGTCAAATGAAACAATTTCCAAAGGCTGCTGCTAATCCAAATTCAAGATTACGACAGGCTAGGAGACGTTGGAAGTGTTGAGAGTTTTATTAATATTATCAATTTTATTATTTTCACAAAAAATTTATGGAGAGACAAACACTGTGTCTTCGACGGTGGTGACAAATTCGACACCGCCAACTGCTTCGGCGCCAAGTGTTGTTGTAAACAATTCTGATGTTTGTAAAGTAGCAACGTCAGGCGCCATACAAACAAATATACTTGGTTTGGCTACAGGCGTTGTAGTGGACGATGAGCTGTGTCAATTGCTCAAGCTCAGTAGGCAGATGTATGCTGCAGGCCTAAAAGTTGCGGCGGTGAGTATACTAGCACAAGACCCAAGGGTGTTTGACAGTTTAGTGATGGCAGGAACACCACCTCCGTACATGGGTTCTATTGGCAGTGAAGCTTTAGAGAAATGGAAATCAAATCCACATATGATACCAGAAGGTAGCATGGTATTTAAAGATGATGTTTTAAAAATTAATATAAATGAGGATGTAGATGATGGCGAATTCAAAAAGTTTTTATTTTTGGCTATGGCTATGTATATCGGTCTCCCTATCCTTTTCTAGTAAAGCACAAGTAGATTGCTCCACAACAACTGTCGGTTTATGTGACGAGGTTGTTGATCAAGTTATTATTGAAACAGTAACTGAAACAATTGAAATGAAACCCGATGGTATTCTAACTACCACAACCACCGAAAAAGATATTACAACCACCACCGTCGAAAACAAAGATAGTGGTGATATTCTTGATAGTGACAACGGATATGTAGCGACTTCTAAGGACGGTTCAATGGGCTCAGACTGGGGTGGCCAAGGTCCCGCTAGTATGCCTACAGGAACTTATTGTGGTGATTTAGGAACTGATAGATGCGCTGAAATTACAGGGTCTGATAATAATACAAGCGCTATGGGTGTTGAAGGAATGGGAACCACCTTTATACAAACAGTTGATGTATCTGAACTCGATATAAAATATGGAGGTAGAACTAACTATTCTATCAAAGTTGATAAGCAAGATGCTCAAGATAGAATATATATGCATATTACAGGAAGAGACGGAACTACTGAGGTATTTAGTGGTACTGATATTTTATCGGAGTCGGGTGTTAATAGTGGTTATCAAGTATACGAAAGTGGCTTTGATTTTTCAGGCACCATTACAAATTTAATTATAGAGGTAGGCGGACGTGATGTGAATTTAGCCGTGGGCCCAGTTTTTGATGACGTAAGCATTCGTGTGTTATACAACACTATTTCTACAATAGTACAACAAACGATTACATCTGTAGAAATGTGGGTTGCTTACGGTGGTAGTACCGAAACAGAAGTTATAGATATTGTAGAAGATTTTTTTGATCATAATGATTTTGTAGAAAAACCAGGTGGTGAAATAGATATACAACCAATTGAAGAACCAGATACAGAAGTTTCTTACGAAATGGTTGAAATGGAAATGGAAATAGAAATGCCTGTCATGGAGGTAGAAATACCAGAGATGGAAATGGAAATGCCAGAAATAGAAGTGGCGAGTGTTGAGACAGAGATAGAAGCAGAGATGGAAATGGAAATGGAGATGCCTGAACCAGAGGTAAATGAGCCAGATCCACAACCAGAGGAGGTACAAAATGAACCTACTGAAGAAGATACTACAGAGCCTGAACCTGAAACGCAGGAGGAGCCTAAGCAGGAAGAAAGCGCACCAGAGGCTACTGAAAATGAAACTAAAGAAGTTGAGGTTGAGGAAGTAGAAGAAAAAGAAGAACCTAAAGAAGAGCCTAAACAAGAGGAAAGTAAAAAAGAAGTGGCGGCGAAAAAAATATTAGAGAAGATGGGTGATAAAGGTAGATATGATTCAGCAAATCAGTTAAAAACATTAATTGTGATGCAAGTATTAGGTAATTCAAAATCATTCTTTGATTCACAAAAACAACTGAATGATATTGAAGGATTTTTTACAGATCAGTTTATTCCTGATGCTGAACTTACAACAAACAATATAGCACAATATTTCTTGTTTGCAGGAAGTGATGGGCTAATGAACGAAATGGTAATGCAACAGTGGCAGAATTAGAATTTGCGGGTTTAAAGTTTAAAGGCGGAAAGATAGTCGTTGTCTTAACAGCACTAGGTACATTGCTTGGTGGTGCGTGGGGCGCGTTTGAATTTTATAAGGATTATCTAACGATGAAAGATACCATATCTCAATATGTCAGCCCTGACCTTTCAGGCTTTGATAAACGTATAGATTTAGTACAACAAGAAGTAGAAATGCTACAGAGTGAAATGAGTATGATTCTAGAAGAAGTTGGATTAGTGGCAGATGTAGCTAAAGAATTAAAAAACGATTTAAAAGGTGATGTGAGACGTATTGAAACAATTGTTGAGGATGTAGAGACAAGAGTAAAAGAAGATTCTAGATCAAATGAAAAAGACTTAAAATTAACGGTGGATGGTATTGAGTCTGATATGCAAAAATTAGAAAATGAGCTAAATGAAGCTATGACAGAATTACAAGAAAGCATTGATAAACAAATTAAGCTAACTCTCGCTAATCCTTTATCTCAAATGAAGTAATGGTAGCTAAACTCCCAAATAACCAATACTTTACACCTATTAAAAAAAGAACTAGTATAGGTAATTCTTCACGCAGTAGGCCGAAGAATAAAAACAAAAGACGTCAACACGTTAAATATAGAGGTCAAGGTCATGGGTAAATTATGTGCTAGAGGAAAAGCTGCAGCTAAAAGAAAATTTAAAGTTTACCCTTCTGCTTATGCAAACATGTATGCAAGTGCTGTGTGTTCTGGAAAAGTAACACCAGGCGGTAAAAAGAAACCAAAGAAAAAAGCTGATGGAGGAATGATTAATAAAATTTCTCAGCAAAGAAAAAAGGTATCCAACTATAATCAAGGAGGCATTGCTAAAGGTTGTGGTGGTATTATGGAAAATAAACGTAAAGTAACCGCAGTAACATAAATGTCCTTACGAAAGTGGGTAAAAGAAAAATGGGTAGATATAGGTGCTCCCAAAAAGAATGGTAAGTATCAACCTTGTGGTAGATCTAAAGGCAGTAAAAGAAAATATCCAAAATGTGTTCCTATAGCAAAAGCTAAAAGCATGACAGCAGGACAGAAGAAATCTGCTGTTGCTAGAAAAAGAGCTGCAGGCAATACAGGACCTAAACCAAAGAATGTCGCAACATTTACAAAAAGAAATAAAAAAAGACGTACGTAAGTGGTCTGAACACTTTCTTGAGATACCTAATAAACATTTAGGTGGTTTTCCCGCATGTCCTTTTGCAAAGAAAACATGGCAGAATAATAAAGTTATTATTGAAGTAAAGAGAAAGAACAAATGGTATAAAACACAACTTAACGCTCAATTAAAACAATTAGATTTTCATATCCATGAGATATTGATATTTTGTGATCCATACTTTAATTATTCTCTAGAGGAATTTCAGGATATTATTGATGCATACAATGATTGGTATAATGAAAAGGATATATTTTTTATGGGTTTTCATCCCCTCAATCCAGCCAATGAAGAAGAACAAGAGTTTCTGGTTACTCCAAATGGGGAGACCCCACTTGTAGAGAGTGATCTTATGTATTCTATGATGTTGATACAAAAGTTCTCGCAATTACAGGAAGCTTCTGATAAACTACATCGTCAAGGTTACTATAAGAAGTGGCCAAAAGGGTATTATAAAGACGTCGTAGTATCTAGACAAAAAACCTTTAAACGAATATTCGGAGGTCGATATGATGGGTAAGAAAAAATCAGTTCCAATGAAACGAGGTGGCGTTGCTAAAAAACGTGGCGGTGGCATGATGATGGAAATGAAACGTGGCGGTAAAGTCATGAAGGGTAAAAAGAAAAAAGTAATGAAGAAAAAAGGCAAGAAAAAATAGATGCCAACTTATTCTTCGACAGCAAGCTTTGATCTCTCTATAGATGATATAGCAGAGGAAGCATTTGAACGATGCGGTCTACAAATTCGTAGTGGCTACGATGTAAAGACCGCACGACGTTCTCTTAATTTAATGTTAGCTGAATGGGCTAATAGAGGTTTAAATCTTTGGACAATTCAAAAACAAGAAAAAACATTAGCGGCTAATACAACAGCTTTAACTGGAACTAATTTATTTGGATCTGGTGCAGATGATAGTCAACAGATTGTTGATATTACTGATGTCATTATTCGTGATTCAAGTAATAATGATTTCTCAACAACCAGTATTAGTAGAGCTACCTATTGGAACTATACCGTTAAAACGACCAGCGGACGACCAACTCAATACTATTTTGAACGTACGATAAACCCAACACTATATCTATATCCTGCTGCAGATTCAGCATACACTCTAATATATTATGCTCTTGTTCGGATGAAGGACTCGGGCGATTACACGAATAATTCTGAAATTCCTTTTCGTTTTCTTCCATGTTTATCTGCTGGATTAGCTTATTACATAGCTATGAAAAAAGCGCCAGATAGAATTCAATTATTAAAACAAATTTATGAAGATGAGTTTCAAAGAGCGGCTGATCAAGATGGTGAAAGAACAAGTTTATTCTTAACACCTAAAACATATTTACCAGGAGCCTAGATGGCTAGATACGCGTCAGGAAAATTCGCACAACGAATATCTGATCGTTCAGGTATGGCATTTCCCTATAATGAAATGGTGCAAGAATGGAACGGTTCGTGGGTTCATATCAGTGAGTTTGAACCAAAACACCCTCAACTAGAACCATTACCAAAGGTATCCGATCCAGAATCATTACAATATGCAAGAGGGCAAAAAGTTAATGCTATTGTGCCCTTAACAAACAATCTATATGCAAGAAATATATTTGGTGTAAAAAAACAAACTATATCACAATTTAACCCTATTCCTGCTCCAGGTGCTTATGAAACAGTTATTGTTAATACCATGCAACCAATAGATGGGACGGATCAAGAAAATAAAGATATAGAAATAAAATCATTTATTGGTAAAGTATCAGTGAGTATAACATGACAACTTATTCAGAATTATTAACACAAATAAGAGATTACACAGAGACATCTAGTGATGTTTTAACAGATACTATTCTTGATGATTTTATTCAACATGCCGAAAAACGTATATTTAGAGAAGTTGATTTAGATGTATATAGGTCCTATCAATTTGCTAGTCTGACACAAGGTAATCCTTTTGTTACATTACCTGGTGCAGATACAGGACAATTAGCCTTTATCAGATCAGCACAGATTTATCCATCAACAGGGACACCAACACGTACGTATTTGGAGCAAAAAGACATTTCGTACATGAATGAATACTGGCCAGACAGAAGCTCTGAGTCACAACCAAAATATTATGCAATGTGGGATCAAGACACAATATATCTTGCACCTACACCAAATTCCAATTATAATATTGAATTAGCTTTGAACAAGCAAGAAACTGGATTATCCTCATCTAATACAACAACTTGGGTGAGTACAAATGCTCCAAGAGTTCTTTTATATGCTTGCCTATCGGAGGCATATAAGTTCTTAAAAGGACCAGATAATCTTTTAGCTTTCTATGAACAAGGCTATCAACAAGCACTACAAGGCTTGCAACTTGAACAACAAGGTAGAAGAAGACGTGATGAATACTTTGATGGTGTTCTCCGACTTCCTCTTGAATCGAAACAACCATAAGGAGATAAAACATGGCAATATCGTCTGCAATATGCAACACTTTTAAGAGAGATCTTTTAAAAGGGTTTCATGATTTTGACTCGTCTGGTGGAGATACCTTCAAGATTGCATTATTTACTTCATCTGCAACTTTAGGTGCTTCTACTACAGATTATTCAACTACTAACGAAATAACAAACACATCTGGCTCTGCTTACACAGCAGGGGGTGAAACATTAACTAATAACGGTGTAACAGGTGGATCAGGAGCTTCAACAGCATATGTTGATTTTGCGGATGCACAATGGACATCGGCTAGTTTTACTGCAAACGGTGCGTTGATTTACAATACAACGACTGACGCAGGTACAGGTACAACAGATGCGGTTTGTGTATTAGCATTTGGTGGAGACTTCACAGCATCAAACGGTACGTTTACTGTGCAATTCCCAGCAGCAAATACAAGTGATGCTATTATAAGAATTTCGTAGGAGGACTAAATGGCTTTAGTCCTCAACGATCGTGTTAAAGAAACCACGACTACCACAGGAACAGGAGCAATAGCTCTTGGTGGAGCGGTATCTAGTTTTGAAACTTTTGGTGCTGGTGTTGGTAATAGCAATACAACGTATTATGCTATTGTACATCAAACAGCCAATGAGTTTGAAGTAGGACTTGGTACGCTTGATGGTACCAGTGCAAATTTAACAAGAACAACCGTTATATCTAGCTCTAATAGTGATGCAGCAGTAAACTTTTCAGCAGGGACGAAAGATGTATTCTGTACGTTTCCTGCAAGTAAAACAATGGATATGGTAATGACAACAACAGGGGACATCGCATATGCGTCAGCAAACAATACACCAGCGCGATTAGCACTAGGAACAGCAAACCAGGTATTACAAGTTAACTCTGGTGCAACAGCTCCTGAGTGGGTAACACAAAGTGCAGGCGTAAGTGCTGGCTTCGTAATTGCAATGTCGGTGGCGCTTTGATATAAGGAATAGATATGGCACAAGATTTTGAAAACGTAAAAGCAAGAAATATAGGGACTTCCGCTTCAACATTGCTCACCGCTAACTCA